CCAAACCGAACGAAACGAGAAGAGTCATTGACCATTGAGGAATCATACCGGAAATATGTTAGGATCATCATATTTCTAACAGTGTCCGAAAATGTGTCACCACTCTTTACGTGAGCCTCTAAGTCCACAAGCGAGGCTGCGATACTGGTTTGTACCCATGTACCAACGCCGTCAAGAATAGATATTTCACCAACCCCGGCATAGCCGCCGGACGCTGCAACTGTAGTCAATGGCGTGAACCGCGCAGAACCTGGTGCGGAGAGGCTTAGAATATTCTGTAGTTCGGCTTCAGTGTGGGGTATGATCGGGCAGTTATAGGTGTTGTTAGACCTCACAACACGCAAGCCTCCATCACCACCAATTATACCATCGCCTTTTTCAATCACATCATGCGTGAAAGGGCCTGACATAGTCGTGTTCTCTATAGTAATGTCTTGGGCTCCGTGCTCTTCATGTTTCACGCGAACCACTGGCCGCACTGCTCCGAGGCCAGACCAACTACCATTGGCTGGGGAGTCTGCTGCACCCCGGATGCGAGCGCCTGACACCTTGGTGTCTATTGCTGCCGATACCTGAACGGGGGACTGCGTCGCGTCTATGATCTCGCTAGATATAAGGCACCGATCAGCCTGTGCCCCGTCTTCGCCAACGGACACGCCTACAGTTCCGCCAATCAACACACCGCCGACAATTACATCATCAGAGTTAACAACAACGACATTAGGATCGCCGCCTATGCCGATATGTCGTCCTCCAACTACTGCCCTATGACTATTGGTTGCAATGGCGACGTTATAGCCGCGAACTGAGTCACTGCCCCCTTTTGCGATCAAGTCGGGGCAAGCAAGGTATTCCCAGGCAGTCCCAGCGCCGTGGCCATCCTGCTCAGCGCCGAGATTATCAATGTAGATACCAGATTTGGAAACGTACCCATCAGAAACAACATTCCTAAGCTCAAAAACATTACCAATCCATGCGCCGTTTTTCCATGAGTATCTGCCGTTCACCGTTAGGTTGACAAGGCTTTCAATATCGAGATCGGGGTTGATGTTGACTGCTCTTGAATCCGAAGGAACAACGATGGGCATAAGAATCGCTTTGTCTGTGTAGCGTATTCCTACATTGTAATATGAGATGTCAAGGTCAACAGGCTCATCAGTTGAAAGGTACGAACGGAAACCCCGGACAAAGCCGCCGAAGATACTAACCTTGCAATCACCGCGCCGGTGTATTATGGCTTCGTCGAGTTGACTATAGATTGTTATGTCATCGATTGTGCCGAAGATCTGTTGAACGGTATGGCTTCCGCCTGCTGGGGTTAGCGTGCCAGAGGTATACACGACACCGCCGCCCTTGAGGACTCCGCCGTTGTCAATCTGAATAGCCCCTGTGGTAAATGCCGATGCGTCCGCGCCGCTTACCTTGATCTCTGACCCAGGAACCAAGATTAAAGTGAACCCTTTGATCTCAACTGTAGCCGTAATATGGAGTATATCCCCGTATTCCGACTCAATTATAGCACCAGTGTCTTCTAGTGCAGTTGCCATAGCTATATAAGCCGCTGTATCATCAACGGTACCATCAAGCGTCATACCATATTCAGCTAACTTACGTAAAATTATAGCGCTATCGAGTGTATTAAGAGCTGTCTGAACGTCAGTGTCAGCTGCGCTGAGAGTTTTAGAAAAAGCAGTAGTGTCAACGCTTATTGCTGTTGCTGGATGGCTACTTACATCCGTACGGTTTGTTAGATTACTATGACTGGACGGTGAGGTACCGGTACCTGAACCAATCTCAGCATTACGGAAATCAGCATAGTCCTCCCCTTCAAAAGAACGAATACGTGCTTTAACAGTATTACTATAAATGTCACGAGTTTGCCAAATAGTTGTACCAATAGCCTTGAACTCCGCGAGCGGTAGATATGTAACCGTAAGATTGTAAATCTCATCTGCTGCACCCTGGCGCGCTGCATTAGCCGAACCATACACAACTTGGCCCTGTACAACAAACATACGATTGGGGTCAAAATTAGTTGTTGTTGCAAAGGCATGATAGTTAACATAATTGTTATCGTCAACTTCAGCCTGCTGCATAACGCCACCATTATTCTGGTTGTATGCAAGTCTACCACTACCGGTCGTTAACACACTAAAACCGGTAATTGCATCAAAACGTGGGTAGGCGTTAGCGCCCTCAAAGTAAAGAACCTTGAGGCCAGTAGTAGAAGCTACTGCACTTATATTCTGGATAATATCTTCATCAGCAATTTGACCGGCAGCTACACCAAACTGAGCAGACGTATTGTCATCACCGCTTGCATCTGCATAAATATCCGTTAGAGACAAACCACTTCGGTATGCTGTACCAAAATCCAAGTGGAGCTTCCTGTGTGTCTCACCGTCCATAACCCGGCCATGACGCTCGTCAAAACAATCATTGAAGAGTGTTTCTTTGTTTGTTGCGTCCCAGTAGACGTAGGCAACAAAGACTTTTGGGCCAAGGATAATTGTATCCTCAAAAGTCATGGTTACCTTGAGTGTATCATCTGTTGGATCAATATAAAAGTAATGTAGACCTTCGGTATCGTCCCATATAACGGACTGAGCACTATCAAATGTAATTTGACGGTACTCAGAGGTTACGCTAAAGTCAGCACCAGTTGGTGCAAGTATGAAAGTACGTGTATTTTCAACAATAGAAAGTGCTGTATCCGTACGATTCGGAAAGCCAGTTACTTCGCCGTCTGAAAGACTTCCAATATAATAGTTATCCAAATACAAAGTACGCAACTGTTCGGCAGTCATTTTGTACGAGTAATTATTATAAGCGATGTATGCAAGTATAGAATCACCGATATCACCATCAGCGATCTGGCTTAATTGGGTAAGTTTTTTGTCTGACATTATGGTGTATCCTTTTCTAATAGCAAGTAATAATCATCTTCTAACAATAGATAACCAGAGTCATCTTCAAGCCGTAAAAATCTGTCAGTTGACACTCTTGTACCAACAAGCTCGATTGTGAACTCAGCGCGACCTTGTGATATATATGTTATTTCTAATGGATTGGCAGTGATTTTACCTACCCATATGTCAATACTATACCCCAATAGTCTTACGTCACGACCCTTAACAACTTCCAAAAAGTCATCAAGGGCAGACTTTTGGTCATCACATACGGTAGGGACATTTCTAAAAGTCATCAACAACTTTTGCCGTATAGGTGTCCTACGTGTAGCTATTGTCGCCGCAGACATAGCCACATGAATATTTGTTTTCACGTTATCAGTTAAGGAGTCACCTAAAATCGGTGAACGTAACGTTACTGAATGCGTGGGGTTCGCTGCAGGGTAATGTATTGTAACTGACATACTAAGATACTTCCATTAATTGTAATGTAACTTCATAATTACAATCGTCTCTGAGTACAACGTACTCAATATCTTCGTTAGTTATTAATGCATCAAACTCAACTGCGTTATAGTCGGTGACTTTAATTGTGTCTCCGGCTGTTGTCTGAATAAATTTCTGGAGTGCATCACGTTGAGCTCTAGTTAGCTTATTAATGCGCCAGACGCGTGTACGTGTTATAGGATGACCCGCATCATAAGCATTTAATAACTCATTATTTCTATTCGTACCAAACACATTACCGTACGTCGGCGCTTCTGTATCCCCGAATTCTGGATTCGGTAAAGTAACGCTCAACGTGGGTGCTGTAGTCGGGTGTTCTAGAATTATACTCATGATCCACTTGCCGCAAGTTCATAGTAGGTTTTAAGGATATCACCAGCTTCTAAGGCTGAGTTGCCATTAGAAAACAATCCTGTAGACCAGAGTATACCACTTGAACCACCCACTGTATTATCGGAGGTAATAAAACATCCTGCAATGACTACAGTATCATTAATAGTGAACGTCGGGTAGGCTGTATTTACAATCTTTCCGTTACCACTCTGTACGGGGTCCCAATCACGTCGTGATGTCTCATCATAGTCTATATTTTCAGACCACCCTGAGTGGCTAGACATAGTGTCTGCCGCTGAGAGTGTTGGGGTACTTGCTCCGTCAATCAGACCAAAATACCAGTTGGCATGTTGTGATTGGTTTCGAAAGGCAACGCCTAGTAAGTCATTCAAACCACCTGTGGTTATACCATTTTTGATATAACGTGTAGTAAGCAACTTACCATCACGCCACTGTTCAATAACAAACCGTCCACCTATTTTGAAATTACTCATACTAGACCTCGTCTTGCTGCTCTCTTGATTGCACCACCAAGAGCGGCAGCGTCATATCCTAAATTACCACTTGCATTCATCGTTACATTAATGTCACCAACGGTTGTGCCGCCAGTGGGCGCGGTCACTACTGATTGTGGTGATGCGTTCATAGCTACTAACTGACTATAGAACTTGCGTGTACTCTTTGCATTAACAACACCTTCACCCTTCTGACGAAGAGCTAACATATTATCACTACCACGCATAATGTCACCAAACGCTTGCTGAGCTGGTGCCTTGCCATTTGGCGCAACAGCTTGTTTCTGTAACTCTTGCGTCTGTTCTCTCAGGATCTGAAGTAGGTACTGCTGAGCCCTTATGAGGTTCTCAGTTTTGAGTCTCTTCTGATCTTCAGCAACAATCTGTTTTCTAGACTCAGCTAAGAGACGAGCGTTACCGTTCTTTAGCTCCTCGACTTTGGCTTGTGCATCTAATAGCTTATCACCATAGATGGCCATTTCGAGATTAATATCAAACTCAGTGCCTTTTACCTTACTCAATTCGAGACGTAAATTACCTATAGTCTCAGCAAGTGGTTGAATTACTTTATTACCACTAGCATTCAAAACTGTAGTAAATGTTTTATTTAGCGCATCGAGAGCACCTTTACTATCCTTCACACGACCTGTCTCGTCAAAGAACTTCTTAAGATCGGCTGTGATTGTATTTAATGTGCCTTGAAACTCAGGTGTGAATTTTACACCAGCTATAGAACTTAAAGCATCTTTGACATTCTCATAGGCTGTCTTTAATTTTAAGAGCTCTTTACCTTCAAGCTTAGCAGCCTCAATGGCCTTCTTGAATCCTTCTTGTTTCTTCTGTAATTCATCAATCTTAGTGCGACGTTTCTGAACGTCCTCAAGAACCTTGAGGGAGTCAATTAGTACTTGTGTCTCTTTGATTGCTGCATCGCCAAGGCCAAGTAAGCTCTTAGAACGTACACCACGATCCTTTTGGAATTGTGCTAGTCTCTTAGCTGCTTCTTGACGCTCTGCAATTACTTTCCTAAGCTTATCAGGGTCAGTAATTGCAGCAGCTTCACCAATGTCAAAAGACTTAAAGTCTTTTATCAGGGCTTTAAGATCTTCTTTCAGAAGTTCCTGATCAACAATCTTCTGGCGTTCCTGATTGATAATAGTAACGTTCTGCTTAGCTATCTGTGCATAGCCTTCCTTCTGCTTATTAATCTCGGCAGTAAGTGTTCTAGCATGATCAATCTTACGCTGTTCAAGCTTTACAATCTCAGATTGCTTGCTCTCAAGCTCAGAAACCTTTGCACTTGTCTTCTGAACTTCTTCAAAGATCTTGCGCTCAGTAGCTCTACGTTTGTTACTAGAGCCTTTTCCAGGTTTTATACCGCTAAGCGTTTCCTGAAGTTTTGCAAGTTTGATTGCCGAGTCACGTTTGGCTTTAGCAATCTCTTCAGTAAGTTTCTTCTCAGCCTTGAGGGCTTTAATATTACCCTTATGCAGTTCGTCATCAAGCGTCTTGCGCTCTTTAATTAACTTAAGTATATCACTATTAAATTCATCCAGAGCTTTCTTATTATTAGCACGAAGTGCTGCATCACGCTTAGCCTGCTGCTGTGCAATCCTATCAGTGATTGCCGCTATCTTCTCAGCAGTATTCCGTGTATCTTGTGCCCATTCAAAAAGCGTCTGATCTTCTTCTTTAACAAGACTAATGATACGCTTGTTTGCATCTTCAATCTCTTTAGTGAGACTTGCTACACGTGAGGTAGATTTACTAATCGAGTCAGAGATACTCTCAACGAGCAGACCACCAGTCTTAAGAGCTTCATCACGAATTTTCCCGTAGCTCTCAACAGCAGCGTCAACCTGCTTGTTCATTGCAGCGCGATACTCAGCAACTTCCTGTTCATATATTCTTAAGCGATCTTTAGTTGCATCGTCATAAGCCTTAGTGATGTTATTCAGATCACGCTCGACTGATTCCCGACGATGTAACTCGCGGCGCTGACGTTCGGCTTCATTGAAGAAGTTAGTGTTCGCGTCAAACAGCTCGGCATAAAACTCAACTAAATAACTGCCACCGGTAAGAAATGCATTCTTAACTGTTGTCAAGAAGATTTCTGCACGTTTGCCCGAGTTATTCAGAACTTCATCAACAGCTTTGCCATAAGAATCAGTAGAATTTCTGATCTCTTCTAAGTTCTTCTTGTAAGTTGCTAGACCTTCATTTGTAAAGACCAGCCCACCAGACAAACCACGGATACGGCTAATATATTTAGCTAACTCAGTTGCACTACCTTTTGTGGTAACTCGCAATCTATCCATGACTCCAGCGAAACCAAAAGTCTTGATTGCAGCTTCACCAGATTCAACACCAATGCTACGAAAGAAATCTTTCATAGCTTCAGTAGGCTTAAGCAATTTTACAAGGATACCACGCATTTGCGTTGCAGCCTTGTTATATTTAATACCTTGGATTGTGAGTGTCGATACACCAGCTTGTAATTCATCTAGACCAAGCGATAACTGATTACCGATAACAGCTAACTCACCAAATGAGTTTGCCATCTCACTAGCGCGGACACGGCCTAGCTCAATCGTCTTAAAGAACTGTGAAGCAACACGATTCGTTTGATCAGTGCCAAGACCATATGCATTAAGAGAACCAGTCAACAGATTCACTGCGTCCGTGGTACTCGTCACCGCTGCAGCAGCAAAATCATTCGCATCTGCTAAGAAAGAAAATGTTTCAGCACCTTCAGCTACCTGATTAGATAGTGTTTGATAAGTTGCTTCGACTTGATCCTTCAGATCAACGCCATAAGCATTTGAGAGTGCCTTAACACCTACGAGCCACTGGTCCAGAGAAAGTTGGTTCTCTTGCGAAATAGTACGGATTTCAGCAAGCCCTTTCTGCAGTTCAATAGCTTCACGGGCACTTTCAACTAATGCGCGAGCTATACCAGAGATTGCTCTATGTACAAGCTGGACACCAACAAGTCTTGCCATACCACTCAATGAGATACCGAGTTGTAAAACATTACTATTTGCTTGCTTAGCTTTAGTAGACGTACGTGTAAAAGCAGACGCTAATGCGTCGGCCTTTGCTCTAGCAGCATCTGTATCCGAAGCTAGCTTCTTAGTACTACGTGCAGTACTGTCCATGCTCTTCTTAGACGTAGCAACGGATCGATTAAGTCTTTGCTGTTGATCAGCAGCAGCACGTGCGCTATTAGAATAACCACGAAGCTCAGCAGTTACATGTTTTGTAGCTTCAAGGTTGAGACTCATTGCCTTCGCATTAATCTCAAGAGCTTTATTATAGCTATTCCAAGCATTAACAGCACGATCTAAAGCCCGAACAAGACCACTAGGGTCACCGTCTAATCTTATATTGTCGCTATTTGGCACTGCGCCATACTCCTGTTAAGATCCAACGATTGATCTCTATTGGATTCACATATTCACTATGTAGATTGTTCCAGGCTGTTAGAAAGGCTTTCTTGCCACGGTCTAATGATTCCCAATGATGGCTTTGCTTATAATTAGCAGAGCTCTCGTGTAGGTGATGCTGGAGGACTACTATATCAAATTCAAATGTCATATGTGGATTAAGCGTTGATCCAAAAGAAAGATCATATGCTTTTGAGCCTAATCGCTGACCATGTGCTATTGACTTCTGCTGACTACGGCTATAATTGTAATTCATGTCAGTATAGCCTCTTCTCGTCCCACCAGAAGAACCAGAAATTTTAGAACGAAGAAAAGTGGCTAACTGGACTTTAGCAGCAAGCGGCATCATTGAAGCCATCGACATCCCTGTGTCGATGGCTATATGCATTGAAGCTTCTTTTATAAAGGCACGTACACAGTGCCGCCACAGCTTCTTAAGCTGGGCGTGGACATGCTTCTTTAAAACAGCGGAATCTCTCCGCTGAGCATGTCTAAAGTCCCTTTTGATTGATAGCTTCACTTTCTTCGTTTTCTCTTAATTGCTCGTAAGCGATTAATTGTGCTTGGCCCCAGGAACTGCAATCGTCCCAAGATTCATTTATATACGGTGGGCGGATACCCATGCGCTCACAGGACCGCCATATCGTATAGTCTATTGTTCTGAATCTTGGGATGTTTCGCTGTTGGACTCCTGAGCCCGACCAGCTAAAAAACGTTCCGTGGCCTCGTCAATCATTGATTGATCTAGACCACATGCTTGGAAACAAAGCATCTTGACACGTTCAATAACAGGTCCATTGAAACCGGCATTACTCAGTTCTTGATCAAACTTAAGCCAAGTGTCTGGCTTCTTCATGTCAATAATATCCCACTCAATGCCTTTAGACACTTCGAGGGATTTAATGAACATCCAGTTAGATCGTTTGTTTGACCAATCATCTACTTCTTTCTGATAGGCTTTATCATCAAAATCAATCTTCTCAGTACCATCAGCACTTCTGACCTTAACCGGGATTGGCTTGGGTACAAGTTCATCGAATGCACTATAGTCGTCAACGTGTTGTGCCTGAAAAACTACATCAATACCGTTGTGTGGAATTACCAGAACCTTGGGTTCAGGTGGGTTAATCTGTATACCTTGGAATTTCATACTTTTATCGCCTTTAAAGTAAGAGGGTTATCGCCAGCCGCCACCGACGCTTAAGCTGTCGAGCGCACAATCGTCGGAACAAGCGCATTACACCGGCCATTACAGCTGATAGATGCATTCCGAAGATCATGACTGAGTTCTTCATGCCGGAAATCAGGAAACGTGATTGTTTCATTCTGTTCACCGGTACATGCAGGTGCATTCAAGAGTTCGATGTCAACAGCATATGGTTCACAAGCATCCGAGGACGTTGTTACCCATGAACTGGCTTGACCGATTTGCTTGAGTGCTTCCTCAATTGTAGGAACGACATCAGCAGTCTTAGCCTTGATAAATTCCCATTTGAAGTCAAAACGAACTTCCATTGGAGTTTCATCGCCGTTACGTACACTATCGAGGGTTCCACGATCAAGTTCGTACTCACGCTCAACACGTTCAGTCCAAGTGAAGTTACCTTCTCCAATCTTGATCTCAACTTCTTCAGGCGTTGTAGCACCATCCTTGATTGTCATAGTGACTTTCTTCAGATCAATAGTAGCAAACGTATTGATGAAGGGTACACTTGGGAGGAATATCAAGTTCATGATTTAACCTTCGAGTTCAATTTTATAGTGACCTTCAACAGTAGCTTGCTGAAGTTTGATGTCGATTTCGATTTGTCCGAAGTTGTGCGACATAACATGATCCCGAGGCTCATCGGTATTAAGTTCTAAGCACCCTATCTGCGACTTATCGTCTGCGACTTCGTTTCCTAGTTTGTATACCGGAATAGTTGTAAAGGCACCCATACAGATGCCTTGTACTTCCGCGTGTCTATAAATATTCTTCTTAGGATTGATGATTGTCTGCACGAGCAGATTAACCTCAATCCTCAAAATGTAATCGTTCTTTGATCGTTCGTCAGCATAAGGGCCATCGACGCGGATTTCCACGTACTCGGCTGTTGTGAGGTCACGAGTTGATGTTCCTTCAATAAAATTGTCAATGCTTACAGCATCAATAATTGCTTTGAAGTGCTTAATAGTTGAGGCGACAATCCATTTGTTCCAGTTGACATTATACGACATCCGGATCGGCCTCCACATTCGTGACCGTAATCATATATGCAATAACGGCAGCACCATGGTCATACTCATCGAAGTCATTAATAACGTATCGCTTGTTATTAATGATAATAAAATCTTGCTTTGCAATAACATATTTGCCAAGATCTCTGGCATCTACAAGTATGAGACGTGATGTCTTTCCAAAGAACCCACCATAAGTGAAGTTCTTATTAGATGCAATATAAGAGAGATCATAAGAGAAATCTGTAGACATCTTACGAGGTAATAGAATACCGCGATTGATAATAACAGTGGCTGTTACCGTCGGTGTTTCCACACCGGTATCTACATCAAGAGACGTTGTCTCTCTCTTCAAGGTCATGGGTGTGCCCCATTGCCTTTTCAGATTGTAAATGATTCTCTGGATCTCTCTATGATTAGTCATTATGACTCGCCCATTGGGTTCGGTTCGTTATGTAGACAAGGTCTGCCTTTTAACGAACTATTTAGGGTAACCATTGCTGATGTGTTCTGCTTAACAACGTCGAGTAATTCCTCTGAACGCTGGTCAGCCCTCTTCTCAAGTTGCACGACACGGTCTTCCAGCCGTTTCCTGCTACGTTGATCAGATATAACAAGATAGATACACATAGCAATTGGGAAACCCAGATTGGTAATTATTGCTTGCCAATCCATGATAGCCCTCATTTATCTAGTAAAAGTGGGGAGATAGGTTTTTACACCTACCTCCCCTGCGGCGGCGGCGATAAATTATCCGCAGACGAGGACACCAAGATTGGTATCGAGGACCTTGACACCAGCGAGCAAGTCGATGGTAACAACAGTACCCTGGTAGTCAGCATCATAGGTCATAGTAATACGCACATTCAGGCCATTCAAATTCATGACAGCAGAACGTGTGGAGGTACCATTAACCAGCTTCGGCAAGGCCAAAGGACGACTGATAAAGGCAATGGCATTCTTGTGGAAGCCAAGACCATATTCACCAGCAGGACCAAGATTGACAGTTGCGTCATCAACAACACCGGCTTCAAGACCGCGGTCGAGCTTGAGGCTGGTCGTGCTGTTCTTACCGCCAATTACACCATAAGGTGCAGTACCGGTAGCGAGAGAAGCCAACTGACCCTGCTGAGGGGCGATGGTGAAACCATCAACGACCATACGCTTGGTCCAGTACTGAGCATACCCAGCAGTTAGATCAATTGCGCCTGGGTCCATAACCGTCACGACTGCATCGTCAACAACTGCGGCAGTCAGACCCTTATCAAGCGTGATCTGAGTGACTGGCGTACCGGAAACAGCGGTGATCTGACGAGGCTGCATATCACCAGCGATTGTGCACCACTGACCAATAGCGATGGTATCACCAGTGGTTCCGTCGATTGTGATGACAGTTGAACCGATGGCATAACCACCACCGTTATCAACAGCAGCAGCAGCACTATCAGTTGCAGCAACAGAACGCATATTCTGCGACATGAGATTCCACATGCCGAACTTCTTCCCGAGGGAAGCTTCACGCAATGCAGTACCATCATCACCAACCTGACTTGCGTCAGTGAAGAGCTGAACGTCAAGCAGGTCAGCTTCCATGGATGGTCCCATGACAAAGTAACGCTTACCGTCTGATGGTGCAAGCAGAGTATTCAACTCTTTGTTGACACCAATCAGGGTAGACTTAGTAGCAGCTGTGCCGAGCTTACCAACCATAGCCGTACGGAACGCGTACTTCTGCGCACAGATGATCTCGTCAACTTCCTGAGCAATCGACTGCATTGCAGGTCCAAGATAGAGTTCCACCAACTCTTTGAAGGACTTGGACTCTTCACCATCATAGATGATAAAAGAGGTATGCAGGTGATGGTCAAGACGGATCTGAACGTCAGTACTTTCAGCGTTCTGCTTGGTGATAGCATCGCCATCAACCTTACGTTCTGCTTCAAACTTGGACGGACGATGCGTATGGACGATATCGCCCTGACGCTTAATTTCTTTACCGTAGTCAGTATACACCAGAGGGTGCATAACGGTCTTTTCATTCAGAACGACCAGAGCTTCACGTGCCCATGTTTCAGGGATGAGCGCGTCATTATCATTATCGAACGTGTTGATGAACGGGACAATCATTTGAATTTTCATGATTGATACTTCCTTTTAGTTTTACAGACTACAAGCGGCCAGCTTTTTTCTCTTTGGCGCGCCATGTTGCGTATTGTTCCATTGACATCTTTGAAGGATCAGGAGATCCTCCGCCACCGCCATTGTCAGAGTTAAGTCCCTCAAGGGACTTACCTTTGAACAAGTTAAAGAAAGACGGATCTTCCTTCATCATTTCGATGGCTTTTGAAACGGGAACGTCGAGTGTAACGTCGTTACCGTCTTTGTCTTTCGACTGTACGGAAGCCGTTGGGATATAACCCTTGACTTTTCCGTCCTCTGTCTTATCTTCGACAAGACGAGTTTGCGGTCTAATAATCGAGACAATCTGGGAAGGATTGAATGCCTCGGAGTTGACCGCTGCGTCTGTAATACTACGACCAAGTATAGCCTCGGTGTACTCATTCTTCCAGTGGTCGCGCTGGCCGGTGAGTTCTTCTTTTTCCTGATCGTACTGAGTCTGGAGCTTTTTCTTGTCTTTAGCTGACAGTTCTTCAGCACTGAAAACTTTTCTGTTCAACTCTTCAATCTGAGTTTCAAGCTCGCCGCGCTCTTCCTCAGTCATGTTGGCTTTGGTCTTCAGCATGTTAAGCTGATTAAGCAAGTCCGAATTCTGCTGCTTATTGGAATCCTCCATCTTCTTGCGCTCGCGAGCAACAACCGAGTTGAGTTGCTCTTGAGTGTGCATTGGCGGATTATTTCCGCCAGGGGCAGGAGCCGGTGCTGGGGCAGGAGCCGGTGC